GCTCTGGCCTGGGTAAGAGTCAATTCCTGCGAGAGATCCTCTACCATATACTGAACACCACGAAGTGGAACATCGGCGGAATGTTCTTGGAGGAATCTGTGCGGAAGACTGCCAGGAGCATTATGAGCCTCAGAGCTAACAAGCTACTGCACCTGCCCGACACCAAAGTATCAACAGAGGAGTTACATGATGCTTTCCAGCATACTCTTGGGACTGATCGTATTTATCTTTTTGACCATTTCGGTAGCACTTCTGCTGACAACATTATTAATCGCATCCGGTACATGGCAAAGGCTTGTGATTGTCGGATTGTATTTCTCGATCATTTATCTATCATCATTTCTGGTCAAGATAACGGAGACGAGCGCAAGGCCATTGATGTAATGATGACCCGCCTGCGTACACTAGTGCAGGAACTTAACATTACTTTGATTGTTGTGTCTCACCTCAAGCGTCCTAACGGCAACCAAGGCCATGAGGATGGTCAGGCAGTGTCTCTGAGTCAACTGAGGGGCTCAGGGGCCATTGCACAGCTCTCAGACGCTGTAATTACCCTGGAGCGTAACTCCATGAGTGCAGACGCTACTGAGAGGCATACCACCAAGGTAGCAGTGGCGAAGAATCGCTACAGTGGCCTCACTGGTCCTGCCTGTGACCTGCGCTATGATGTGGATACTGGTAGAATGTACGAAGTTAAACTGGAGGATCTATGAGTAAATCAGACGGCGGCAAAGGCAGCAGTCCTCGTCCATTTAGCATCTCGGAAGAGGAATACGCACGTAGATGGGAGGCTATCTTTGGCAGGGAAGACGTAGAGAAGATCGTGGATGATGCCAAGAAGTATCTTGAGAGCACTAAGGAAAAGAAAGATGATTGAACACATCATTGTAGGGGCTACAGGGGTGGGCTACGCTATCGTAGGCACTCTCCAGTGGCTCAAGGGAGATCTACCTAACGGTATGATCTGGGTTGGTTACGCTTTTGCTCAGGTGGGGCTATGGATGAACCTAAAATGATGACACTCGATCAACTCGTAGGAAGAATGATGGATCTAGAATCCAAGTATTATGAGTTACAATCGAAGTATCAGACTCTTATCCATCAATACGAAGAACTGAAAGCATCGCATGAAGATAGCACTGGACATAGAGACCAATCGGTCATTCAGTACGATCCATTTACTCGTCACAAAGCACCTTGAAACCGGAGAAGTTAAAGTATGGAAAAATCCAAATGGCCTAAACGACTATCTAAGCAAGGCTACACTCCTGATAGCTCACAATGGGATCGCCTTCGATTTCTATCACTTGAACAGGTTATGGAAGACGAAGATCGGATTGAAGAGAACATACGACACATTAGTAGCAAGCAGGCTCTTAGAGCCAACGAGAGAGAGCGGACACAGCTTGGAAAGCTACGGAAAGCAGAGCGGTATTCCAAAGATTGATTACGCTGCCGTGTGGTCTTGGATGATGGACAGACGAGAGGAGTATCCTGGTGAATGTTTTGATAAACCCATTGACAGTCTTTTGGTACATTATTGCAAGAGAGATGTTGACGTTTTGGAAAAAACGTATGAGTTTCTGACACAAGAGCTAGAGAAGAAGGGATTCTCTCCCGAGTCCCTGGAGCTAGAGCATCAAGTGGCAGCAATCATTGCTCAACAAGAGCGTAACGGATTCAAACTGGACACAATCCATGCAACCTGTTTACTTACTGACCTCAAAACAAAAATGGCTGAAATATATGAACAAATGCAAGAAAGATGGCCTCCAACCGTCTCCGAGCGGTTCTCAGAAAAGACAGGAAAGCGACTCAAAGACGAGATCATTACCTTCAATCCTGGATCACGAAAGCAAATCGGAGAAAAGCTTATCGAGCTTGGATGGAAGCCACAAAAGTTGACCCCAACAGGACAACCTTTGGTAGATGAGGACACTTTAAGGGGTGTTTTGTTCCCTGAAGGGCAAATAATTGCAGACTATTTTCTCTTGCAGAAGAGGATTGCTCAGATAGAATCTTGGTTAGAGGCTATGGGACCAGACGGACGAGTACACGGTAAGGTCATCACCAACGGGGCGGTGACAGGACGCATGACTCACTCTAAGCCTAACATGGCTCAGATCCCTAACGCTGGTAGCTTGTATGGCCCTGAATGTAGACAATGTTGGACGGTAGAAGATGGTAATGTATTGGTTGGTTGTGATGCTAGCGGTCTTGAGCTACGTATGCTTGCTCACTTTATGAAGGACGAAGATTATGTACGAACTGTCACTGAGGGATCATCTAAAGATGGAACAGATGTTCACACAGTTAACCAACGAGCAGCGGGACTTGCTACACGAGCCCTTGCAAAAACTTTTATCTATGCGTTCCTCTATGGCGCAGGAGATGCGAAGATTGGTTCTATCGTTGGAGGCAGTGCAAGAGATGGAGCTGCTCTCAAGGACAAGTTCCTCAAGCAAACCCCAGCACTCGGAAGACTACTCTCAACAGTCGCTAAGCACGCTGAGAAGGGCTCTGTACCTGGGTTAGATGGACGCAGGATTTGGGTACGATCTGAGCACGCAGCCCTTAACAGTCTCCTACAAGGAGCAGGGGCTATTGTGATGAAGAAGGCACTGGTGATTTTTAATGATAAAATAAAGCTCAACAAGTGGCCTGTGAAGCTCGTAGCCAATGTCCACGATGAGTTCCAATTCGAGGTTCCTGCTCAGTTGGCTGAGGTGACTGGAGAGGCTGCAAAGCAGTCCATCATTGAAGCTGGTGTCTTTTACAAACTACGTTGTCCTCTGGACGGAGAATACAAATATGGAGCCAACTGGCGAGAAACTCACTGAGGACTTTGATGCTAGAATCATCATTGATGTCACCGAAGATAGCTTCAAAGTGTCTCATACTGCTAATCTTGATCTGGAGCAAATCTATCTTATCTTTGCAGCAGCGTTAGAATACATGGAATCTATGGGGGAAGCCCCTCCAAAGTTCCTGAATTGACAGCCTGGAAAGACAGGCATTTTATTAACTTTCAAAGGAATTGAAAAATGAGTGATCTTAAACCCGTTAAAATCTCTGGAGAGCTGTTCTGGTCCAAATGGATGGCTGAATTCAATAAAGCTTTTAATGAGGACAATGACCGTTACGAGTGTACCATCGGTAATATCTCTGACGCTGATGTAGCCAAGCTCACGGGCCTGGGCATCCGAGTCAAGTACAAGGACTCCCAAGGTAACTACATTGTTGTCAAAAGCAAGTTCTTGTTTAAGCCCACTGACGCTGATGGCAACTTCATTGCTGTGGATGCTTTGGGTAATGGCTCTAAGTGCGAGGCACTGGTGACTGCATACAAGCACAAGATGAGTGCTAAGTTTGGCCTCTCACCGAGCATCGTGGGTAACTCTGAGAAGACTGCCCTGACGGTTACTGAGGTGAAGACCTACGTACCTGATGCTAAGCAAGAAGATGACAACCTCATCTGAGCTTCCTAAGTTAGCTCTTATAGACGCAGACGTTATCGTTTATCGGGTAGCGTTTGCGTCTGAAGAAGAGACAGAGGAGATCTGTTTTGCAAGAGCTAAAGAACTCATCTTTGAAATAGTTTTTACGGAACTAAATTGCGATGACTATAAAGCCTATCTCACCGGCAAAGGGAATTTTCGACAAATGGTGGCGACAACAGCCCCATACAAAGGAAACCGAAAAGACTTCCAAAAGCCAAAGCACTACGATGCCCTCAGAGCCTACCTCCAGCGACTCGGAGCAGAACTCGTCGAAGGACAAGAAGCCGATGACGCAATCGCCATCGAAGCCACGAAAGAGCAGGACAAATGCTGGATAGTGTCGATTGACAAAGACTTCGATCAGGTCCAAGGCTGGCACTATAACTTCGTCAAGAAGGAAAAGTACTATGTCACGGAAGAGGAAGGAATCCGTAGTTTCTACACTCAGATTCTGACTGGAGATCGGACAGATAATATCCTCGGGATCAAGGGGATTGGACCTGTAAAAGCGGCTAAAATACTAGAAAACTGCACGACCGAAAGGACTTTTTATGATGCTTGTGTTAAAGCGTATGATGGGAATATTGAGCGAGTTACCGAAAACGGTGTACTGCTATGGTTAAGACGACACCCAAACCAGCTGTGGCTTCCTCCTTTACCCTCGCAGGATTCGACTGGACAGTCAGGTACGTTGAGGGACTTAGCGAGTACGGACTCTGTGACCCAAGCACCCAAGAAATAAAAATCAAAGCAGGAATGAATGAGCACATGACTCAGCAGACCTTCTGTCACGAGCTGGTTCATGCAATCCTGTTCACGATGGGTAAGACTAACCACGATGAGGAATACACGGATGCTTTTGGGGCATTTTTGCATCAATACGAGAGGACTAAAGCTTGAAAACCAGTAGCGCAAAGGCAAAGGGACGGAACCTACAGAAGTGGGCAGCAGCAAGGCTCCTAGAACACGCTCCAGAGCTTGAAGGTGACGATATTAAGTCCACCTCCATGGGAGCCTCTGGTGAGGATGTTATGCTGTCTCCTGCGGCTCGTAAGATCTATCCCTGGCAGATTGAATGTAAGAGTTATGCTCGCATTGCCGTATATGACTTCTACAACCAAGCCTGCTCACATGGGACGCATGAGCCTGTAGTTTTCATTAAACAAAACCAGTGTAAGCCTCTTGTTGTCGTTGATGCTGAATATTTTGTAAGGAACTTTAGAAATGCAAATAAACCTGATTAAAGAGAATGAGGACGGATCAGCAGACTATGCAATGAACTTCTCGGAAGAGGATAAAGATAATATAGTCCGTTGGGCAGTTATTCATGCAATCCAGAAATTAATTGACGAAGGAAAGAGTTATGACCCAGGTGAGCTTAGTGTGGGTGACACCACAAGCGGAGGAGAAGATAGCGTACATGGCTCGGGTGAGCAACCCAGCGAACCAGAACAACCCGCAGACGGCTTCAAAACTTCTCAAGTACTTGGTTAAGAACAAGCACTGGAGTCCGTTCGAGATGGTCAATGTCTGCATGGAAATTGAAACCACCAGGGACATTGCTCGTCAGATTCTGAGACACCGTAGCTTTAGCTTCCAGGAGTTCTCTCAGCGTTATGCTACGGCAGAGGCTTTTGAGACTCGTGAGTGCCGTAAGCAGGACTTGGTTAATCGCCAGAATAGCCTAGCCTTGGACATCTATAGCAACGAGAATGATCGTTACCTAGCCACTTGGTGGGATGGAGTGCAGCAGAGACTGACCAAGGAAGCTGAGTTTCTGTACGAGGCTGCTCTCAATAAAGGTATCGCTAAAG